CACTCATTTCAGCATTCATGTATGCAATGAACTCATCACTCTGTTTAATCTTATCTTGTACGAACTCAGGTAACTTCCTGAATGCTTCCATGTCAGGTTGTTGAGTGCTGAATACCAATGGTGGGTTAACTGCTGGTGGGCATACCATACCTTTAGGTACTGGCGTGATAGTTTGAATGTTGGCAAATGTCTTATCTCCACTTTGTTTGTGAATGATGTTTACCATGCACTCCTTACCAAGTAGATTGAAGATGTTAAATGACTTAGCCTCATTATCGGTTAATGTCTTGCCCATCATTGAATGCACATCTTTTCTTAGGGTGCTTTTCTCGTGCATTGACAATGTGTACATATTACGTGCGTAAAATGGCTGCTCACCTTTCTCAGGGTCAAAGACTGCCGTTTCTAATGGTAGTTCAAATAATACTTGAACCTTTCTTTTCTTACCGCCAAACTGACCAGTTTGTTCAGTAGTACCTAAGTCAATGATTTGGTAGATACGTGCAAGATGCATTCCTACTGGTGCTATCTTATTCGTGTAGTTTGATTCTCCACCTACTGGTGCATTTAGTGTTGGTAACATAATTGATTTGGATTTATTGATTAAAAATTAAAGTGATTTAAACATAATGTGTGCAGCATCTTCTAACTTAGCTAATGCCTTGTCATATGCCTCTATGTATTCATCTATACTTACTTCAACATAGTCACGATAGATAAGAGGTACATTGTGGTATTCTTCATTGTGGAATTGACGAGCCATTACCGCACAATTAGAATCGCATCGGGTGAAGATACCGCTATAGCATCCTTCAGTTACGATTGAAATCATTGAGCCGTTTAAATGGTCATAGTGAAAGTAGGTGTTACCCTCTGCAAGTTTGAAAATAGTTGATGTGTTCATAGTACACGAATTTAGAATTGATTGATTAGAAAATTATAAATGAAAATATAGGGAGGTCTGAGCCTCCCTTGATTGTTTAGATATTGATGTTTTTGTCTTGGCAATTTTTGTCAAACATATCTATCAGTTCAGCCATTGTAACATCTCCAATAGTGAATGCTCTCATTGTTTCACCTAAATTTATGTAGACAATTTTTGCATCTTCAATTGTTTCCATTGTAACAATGTCAAGGACTGCATCTCTACGTGATGTGTAAATTCTTAATGTGATTTTTTCTGCGTTCATAATGTTTGATTTAGTGAGTGAGTAAATAATTAGTGATTGATTGGTAGGGCAAATGTAAAACTATATTTTGAATCTGCAATACCTCTATCAAATAAATGACAATTATTTTTAGTCAAATTACTTAACTGCTTGATAATGTGCTTTCCTAATTTCAATTATTTTATTTGGCTACTGATACCAATACCCAATAGTACACCAACACCTACCTTGAATGCAGTTGATTGATACCACTTAGGTTCTTTTTTAACGTAGATATTGGAAAGGTTAGTGATTGACATAGTAGGATTGTCTATGTGCAATCTAACTACACTATCTGTTTTTCTTAATAAACGATTAAATAGACCATCTCTTAAAGTATCTCCTACTGAATAGGTCAAAGTACCACTTGATACAATTGAATCTATTACAAGGCTTCCAGTAGTGTCAATCTTACCATCAATAGAATACCACTCACTATAATCTGAGAACTCAACTGGTAACTTAATGTAACTGGTTGAATCAATTGTGATAGGTTCTGCAAGTTGAATCTTAGTTTCTACCTTAGTCTTATACTTAATCTTGACCACCTCTTTAGGATTGCGAATGGCTAATAGTTTAATTGCCATATCCCTTGAATCAATCTCACTTTGATAGTTGATAGCTTGACTAATTAACTTACTTGAATCTGCCATGTGTTGCACCTTATAATTCTGAACCTCTTCTTTCATCTTACGATAGTCAATAGTCAATTGACCATTCATGCCACAAGTATGAATGAAGATAAGCAGCATAATAATACTACCTACAATCATTAACACCTTATCAATTGAGTCAAATTTACTTTGTTGCATAACCACCAATTAACTTAATAAACTTTTCCCATTGTAATTCAAAGCATGACTTATCTCTTAGGTTACTTCTTAGTACATTCTTAGCTACATAGATTGGCATTTCACGTTCAGTCACATAGTGCTTAACTACATTAAGCAATCTTTCATCTGCTTCGTCTTCGTCCATTGGTAGCATACATTCTCTCATAGCTGCCTTGTTGCTTTCTTAACCAATAAATGAACTGCTATATCTAACCTCTTCATTGAATCATCTACCATCTTCAATAGTTCAGTCTGTTCAGCATCATCCATCTTACCATCTTTGTCAAGTAACAACTTAACCACACCAGCTACTGAGGTCAATGGCTGCCTTAATTCATGGCTTAACATAAACCTGAACTCTTCTAATAACTGCTTTTGTTTTTCGTGTTCGTGACTTGTTATGCTGGTCACATCAGTAATTTGAAAACCAATAAAGTGAAGTGAACCAAGTATAGCGTAGCAGTTCCACAAGTTCCATCTTAACCCACTATTTTTCTGTTTGGTTCGTGCGTATATTCTAACTGGGTTAGGTGTTAACTCAATGGCTCTCTTAACAGATGCTACATAATCATCTAACTCAGTATCATCTGAGATTATATCACTTACTTTTTTAGGTTTAATGTGACTTGAATACTCTTTAAACAAATCATTTGAGCGCAATATCTGACCTTCATAGTCAGCAACTACATAGAGTAGGTCAATAGAATTAGCTAAGATATAGCGTGTAGACATCTCTATGCACGAACTATCTTATTAATCTTACTTATCATTTCTGCCCAAATAAAAACACTACGATATAGCCATATAGAAGTAGCTAATAACATTAACATCATTACAATTGAGTTCGATAAGTCACTATATAAGTAGTCTTGAACCATCTTATTTTCACATTTTTGTATAGAATAAGGTTTTAATTCAAACTTTTCACCCCTAATTAACCACTTAGCATCACAAGGTTTAATAGTATCCGATGCTCTAAATGGTATTACTGGTATTGTTTCAACTTCTACCTCAACAATTGGCTCAAATTTAGTTAATTTTTGGTGAACATATAGCGTTTCGCCCCATTGATTTTGATAGAGATACATAGAAGTATCTCCCATGTAGTGGTTTATAAAGGTAAATGGTTCAGGTTGCTTGATTTCCTTACGAATAACTACATAGGTAGTATCATAAGTAATCTTAGAAATGGATTGAGTAGTATCTTTTACCCCTTCAATCATTGTTACCCCCTTTCTCAGTTGGTTTCCACACCCATTTTAACGTAACAACCGCACCAATGATATAGGCAAATGACTCTTTATCTATCTTCTTGGTAAAGAATAGCCAAAAACCAACCACAGATATTAGTGAGCCTATAGTCAAGTGCCAGTACACCATAAGTAAGTCAGCTATTTGTTTGAATTTCTTAGGGTCGATAGCCATATTCACTATACGACCACCTTGAAATATAGTTCCGCTTCTTTTGCTCTTCTTTTAACCAAACCTTTCAACACCTTACCACCGCCTTTATTCCATTTAGCGAACTCTAAGGCTATGTTAGGGTCATTAGGGTTACTAAGTACCTTTTTAAGCAAGGTAGATGAACCTAATGCACCTAATCCACAATTAAAGGCAAATGATACAAGTGCATCAAACTGATATTGTGTTAACTTAACTGACTTGGTGTACTTAGATACGTATATGTCAAAGTCTTTAAGGGTTGCTATGAGTAATACTTCTGCTTCATCCTTATCTCTTAGCACATCTCCCATCTTGACATTAGATTTATCAGGATAGAAGGTGCTTCCGTAGCCAATTGTAGCAACACCAGCACTACACTTATAGGCATTGAGCCTAAGTCCTTCAAATTCTTTGACCAATTGAATACCAGTCTTAGATATATTCATATTTTAAAGTGTATCAATCGGATGCCGTTATGAGAGCACTTCATATTGGAATTGAATGGCAAAATCAATGTTAAATGCTGTTGCTGAAGGTAAACTAAAATACACAATAACAGTATCGGTTCCAGAAATTGCACTCAATACAGCTTGTTCAAGAATTGTTGGTTCAGTTACTAATCCAATAGCATCAGTTCCAAATCCAAAATTAGTTGCAATAGGAGGTGTCATTTGAAATTCATATTGTGGAACTATTTCTCCAGGTCCTTGAGCATTTACATTTACATTGCA